ATATACATTAGACTTTGAAACAGGAGGATTGAAATGTCAGACCTCAGCATGCACCCAGATTGCGGTACATGCCACCAGACTGGACACCTTTGAGCGTGTCGGGACATTTGTCAGATACATCTACCCTTACAACCGAAAGGACATCAAGGGAGTTGGGGAGAAGCGCAAGGTTCTCAAAAGCAAGTATGACACCGACCAAACCGAGTTGATGGATTATGAAGACAAGGCCCTGGAATACTCAGCCATTACGATGGATATGCTCTACAATCAGGGAGAGGACATTTGCAAGGTTGCGGCAGATCTCATCCAGTTCTTTGAGGACACCGCACCCAAGTGTCCGAAGAATATGAAACCCTTCCTTATCGGACAGCATGTGGATTTTGACAAAGGATTCCTCCTTCAGATGATGGAATATGCCGGTCTTGTGAAGGAACTTTCCAAATACCTTCGTGGCGAAGAGGATTTCTACGGCCATTGGCAACCCCTTGTACTTGATACCATCACTATGGGCCAGCTGGCCCTCTGCCATCTTGACAATATCAATTCCTACAAGCTGGAGCTGATGTGTGAGAACCTTGGAATCGAACTGGATGATGCCCACGATGCTGATGCCGATGTATCGGCCACCACCAATGTCGTTGCCGTTCTCACCCAGCGTATGAGAAATGCTGAAGGAACCGGAGAGGGAGGCCAGATTGCAATGAGTAAAACTGAGAAAACCCGTAAACATTTCAAGATATGACACCAGATCCCATCAAACCTATGCAAGATGAGCCTACCGTACAGTTCAAGCTCATGTCGGACAGGGATGTCCTGACCATCAGAAACGAAGAGATTGACCAACCGCTTGCAGAGATAAGCGGTTATGACCTCCAGATTAATTTCAACATGGACTTCATAAAGTCCGTGGAAGATATCGAAGCTGTAGTCGAAGGAATGAGTGAATTGCTGCGAAAAAACATCCTCGCCCAGCTGCTAACGGCCAAAAATGAACAAACTGAAGGCAAATAGTCTATTCGTAATTGAAAATCAATGAAGTCAAAGTAAAGGGCTTCATATTACGAAAAAGCTAATGTCAGCAGTACAAGAAATAACAAAACAGGAGCAAGTCTTTTGCGAACTTTTCGTGAATGGATGCGCTCCTTATGCCGGTAATGCTGCGAAGTGCTACACTGATGCCTTCCACAAACCGGAAGACGCTCTTAACGGCCAATATGCGAAAGTTCTTCTGAAGGACGAGCGCATTGCGGCTTATATCTCTGAATTGGAGGCTTTGTCGGCTGAAGAGGCTAAGGATATGAAGCGGTTCCTGACCGCCAATCTAAAGCACATCATCGAGGAAACCGCCCATGATACTTACACCAACGGAAAGGGCAAGGCTCTTTCCCCGGCAGCATTGAGAAGTGTGGCAGTAAGCGCATCGAAGGCTCTTATGGAAATGTACCCGGTAAAGGAAGCTCAGGTCAACAAGCTTGACATCAACGGAGCTGACGGATCCGGCATCACTTTCAATGTTATTGTACCTGAACAGTCCAACTCTCAAAAACAATAAGCTTAATGCAGATTGAAAAAGGTGCAAAAGAAGCCATCCAGTTCATTCTCGCTGGTGTCGTTCTTCTCTCAGGGATCGGATTAGTTTTCCTGTCCCTCTTTCTCCCTCCAAAGGGTGTAATTGACGCTTCTGTAATCACATGTTTCGGTCTTTTCCTTGGCTTCGTAGGAGCCGTTTGGGGGCTTGACCTGAAGTACGACTACAAGACGAAGGAGCTGGTAGATAGATACCGCGCAAAGACTCGCACCGACAACCATCAAGAAACGGAGGCTGAATGAGACTCGGAGACCAAATTTCAATCGTGCCATCTGATGAGCTTATCGAAATGAGACTCATGGCCCTTGCCTTCCGCAAGGGTAAAATTGTTGAGATAAGACGGAATGGTGAAGGGTTGATTTTTGGAGCCTGGGTGGAACTGGAAGGCCAGCCGTATCTCGATGAACAGGAATGGTTTATACCCCTTGAATCCATAGACTATGCTGAAGCTTAAAGTAAAGAGACGCTATTTTGGCGAGAGTTACACCATTGGTTCCATGCTGATTAATGGTGAATACTTTTGTGATACCCTGGAAGATCCCAACCGTGACCTGAATCGCAACGGTGTATTTGACAACGGCGAGAAGAAGATATACGGAAACACTTGCATTCCTTTCGGCACATATCAGGTTGAGATGCGGATGTCCCCGCGTTTGAAGAGGGTTCTTCCCAGGCTTCTTGATGTGCCTTCCTTTGACGGAATTCTCATTCATCGCGGCAACACGGCGGCTGATACCTTGGGTTGCATTCTTGTTGGTGAGAACAAGGTGAAGGGCAAGGTAATCAATTCAACCAAGTGGGAGGAAAAGCTGGTGGCCATCTGTAAGGATGCCGTGGCAAGAGGGGAAGAAATAGAAATTGAAATTGCGTGAAACTGAAGAATGCACTATTGATCATCTTACTTGTACTGTTTGCCGGTTCGTTGTTCCTGAACTTCCATTTCAAACACCGTCTTGACAACATTCCAAGAGAATCATATATCGACACTATCACTTACAGCGTGCCTGTTCCAAGAGATAGTGTCGTTATCCGTTATGAGACACACCGTCTTCCAGTAGCAACTCCCGACACGATATTCAAGGTAGATACCATCGTCAGGGTGGACACGATCATCCAGCACGATTCCATAGAAGTCCTCATTCCAATATCCCAGAAGCATTATCACGAATCTGACTACGAAGCATGGATAAGCGGATTTCAGCCTTCTCTGGACAGCATTCATGTCTATGCCCCCACTACGGTCATCAGTGATACTCATTGGATCGAGGTTACTGTAGGTCTTCAAACTGGTGTAGGTTGGAACGGCAATGGGTGGAGTCCATATCTGGGAGCTGGCGTACAAGTTGGCATTCCGTTGAGAAAAATCTTCAATAAGAGCAAACCAAAGAAATGATGCCCATCTATTCTTTGTAAAGATAAACCCAAAAAGTTATGGAACTACACATCAAAGACCGCTTGTATTTCCCTCAGATTCTCCCGGAGAAGAACAGCTTCCTGGAGTTCAACATGAAGAAGGAAATGCTCCAGAAAATCTTCATCACTGAAGAGGAAAGAAAGAAATTCAACATTCAGGAGAATGCCGAAGCCGGTACTCTCACCTGGAATGCTGAACTTGACAAGAATGAACCCCTCGTAATCGACTTCTCCAAACAGGAGCTGGCTTACATCAAGAAGGGGTTGGAAAGCATTTCATCTTCCGCTTTCCCAGACGATTTCTGGGCATTTGTCGAGAAGATATATAATGCTATCGAGGAATAATCAATTCGCTCTCTGATTATTATATTGTTCACGACCTCGGCTTTGTGCCGGGGTTTTCTTTTCCTATAAACCTTTTACCACCTCCTTGACTATTCTTAATAAAAACTGTAAGGCATGGTTGTATATTCTCTCACAGATCCTGACGAACAAATTATTCGTTATATCGGCATTTCCCATAATACTGCCGAACAACGCTTCAGAACACACCTAAAAGATGCCAAAACCAAGCGTAGAAAAGGCGTATTTTTAAGCCAGAAGGATAAGTGGCTCTTATCACTTTTCGAATGCGATAAAACTCCCATTATACATACCCTTGCGACCAATCTTTCTGAAGAAGAAGCTATCGAAAAAGAACAAGAGCTGATCTCTCAATATAAAAGGGTATATGAAGGGGGAATCTTATACAATGTGCAAGAGGGTGGGTATTATGTGTCCAGAAGGGGAACTCCATGGAATAGGGGTGTGAAGGGGTGTTATAATGAGACATTCCTTCAGAATAATAAACTGGCTCAACCAAATCGTAAGCCAGTCTTCAGATTTGATAAAAATGGGAATTTCGTAGATGAATGGAGTAGCGTAAGAGATATGTGCGCTTCTACTGGGTTAGATCGAAGAACAGTTATGCGATGTCTAAAGTGCCAAGATAATTATCGTTCATGCCAAGGATTTATGTTTTCACATACTCAAGTAGCTCCAATATTCCACAACTGCTCGTGTGATGCTACATACGAAAATAGTCCTCATGCAAAACGCATTAAGGCCATATTACCTTCTGGGGAGGAAAAACACTATTTATCCATCAAACAAGCAAGTGAGGAATTGTATGTGCATGCTTCGGAAATTAGTTCATATCTCCATGGGAAAAAGTCTTCAACAAAACATATTAAATTTTTCTTTGAATAATGGCTGGATTAAGACCTCCAGGACATCTGGAAATCAACTTCGCTCCATCGGTTCGACAATATGAACTATGGAAGCTCTTGCAGCCTGACTATTGCCCCCATTGCGGAGGGCATATCATTCAGGTTCCCGATGGACGGGACGAGCAAGGTAATCA